GCATTGAACAAGTTAAGTGGTGAGTTTGATATGCCATCACTCAAAGACATTTTTGAGGACTTGGACACTGGGGAGATTGATTTAGATATTACTGGTTTTGGTGAAGCGGAGATTGCAGAAATGATGGAGGCTACCAAGCCAGATAGTGATGATGAGGGTATGGGCGAGAAGTGCTTGGCTTGCGGGAAGCCATTGTGATAAATGATTCGACAAAAAGAGCTATGCGACAAATGGGGGCTAACAAGAGGAGCAATCTCCCAGTTAGTAAAGGCTGGTATGCCCCTAACAAGCGTAGCCGATGCAGAGCGTTGGAAAATTGCAAATCAAAAAAAGCCAAGCAGGGCGAGGCCGATCTTATCAGCATCAGCGAACTTATCAGAGACATCAGAGAACTCGGATGTAGAGTCGATCAAATTGGAAAATCCGCTTGGACGATTACACCGGGCGAGGAGAGCGGAGGTAGTTGCCTACTCATTAGTTCAGAGGGCGGCCAACGAAAAAAACCCAGTCGCTATGCGAGCGGCGGTTCAAGGATGGGGCGAAGCAAAAAAGCGAGTCGCAGAAGCAGAAATGGAACACGCTCGCTGGGAAGAGATGAACAGAATCACTTTACGAATGGACGAGGTGCAAGAATGGATAACCAAATGGCACGGAGGAATCAGAGCGTTACTCGATGCGATGCCATCCAGCCTTGCGGCAAGAGCAAATCCCAGCGACCCGGAATGTGCCAAGCAAGCAATTCAAGACGGAGTGAATCAAATCTTCATCACAATACAAAAGGGCGAGGGAGCATTTAAGTGAACGAATGCTTCTTAATCATCTTGTGTGCTTTATGCTTTCTGGGCATAGTGCTTCCATTCTTTGACCGATGAAAAACATATTTAATTTTATAGATATGCTCGCTGAAAAAATAGCGTGGTTTATACATTTCACCTTTATTTGGATTATCATTTCCAGAAGTCTTGGATGGCACGATTTTCGATGGGATAATGGACTATTTTGTCTTTTATATGCTTATTGTTTTTTATTAAGACAAAAATGAAACGCTCTCCACTTAAACGCAAAACCCCCCTTAAGAGAGGCGGGAAAATACGTCGAGTATCTGCAAAGAGAAAAGGCCAGAACGAGGTTTATAAAGATGTGCGAGAGAAATTTCTAACAAACAATCCAGTCTGCCAAGTGTGCCGATGCAAAATGGCAAGCCAAGTTCACCATAGGCGAGGAAGGTTCGGGGATAGGCTAAACGAGGTAGAGTTTTTTTTGGCGGTGTGCTGGGAGTGCCACCACGAAATTCACCACAAGCCAGCGTGGGCTTATGAGCGTGGATATATGGTTAAGAGATGAAAATAGTTATTGACGATTCAAAGAAGAATCAATAAAAGATTGAGAATGAAATCCTCAATAGCACAACAAATTAAGGCAATCGCAAAACTTCCTCTTGAAGAAAGGGTGGATGCAATAAATGAAATTAAAATAAAACTTCACGAAATCAGTCCGTTCGCAACCGAGCCAGTAGATTGCGTTTTGTGGGTTAAGCAGAATGATGTTCACGCCAATGACTATAACCCGAACAGCGTTGCCCCCCCGGAAATGGAGCTATTGAAAGTGTCAATTTTATCTGATGGATATACGCAACCAATCGTTGCTATGCCGAACGAGAATGGTCAATTTGAGGTAATTGACGGATTCCATAGAAACCGATGCGGCAAGGAAGATTTAGATATTAAAACGAGGGTAATGGGATATTTACCAATCGTAAAAATTAAAGAGGACAGAACAGACAAGAGCGACCGAATAGCCGCAACAATTCGCCACAATCGGGCAAGGGGAAAGCATAAAGTCGAAGCTATGTCGGATATTGTTGTTGAGCTAAAAAGGCGAAACTGGTCAGATGAGAAAATCTCTAGAGAGCTTGGAATGGATCAAGACGAGATTTTAAGATTGTGCCAGATAACTGGGTTAGCCGACTTGTTCCAAGATCAACAATTTTCAAAGTCTTGGGACATTGAGGGTCAGGTAACAGAGAAGGATTTTGAAGAACTTACAGACGATATCTCCACATACGGGGAAGAAGCAGAAAAGTTTAGAACTGTAAATACAAGTGATGAAAATCGAATCTTTCACACATACGAAAAGTGGGAATGCCATAAAGCAGGGTTTTATGCGACTACAAAAGAAGATATGACCAAGACCGAGTGCGAAGAGGAATATCGTAAATTCCTTTCAGATATTCCAAAATTTGAGGCAACACTAGAAAAGGTAATTATAGAATGGAAAAACTCTTGCGAGCACTATCTAACTAATAGTTCTATGAATAGAATTGCTTGGCTTGGGCAAGCGTCAGCTTGTTATGCCCTTGGAATACCATCTTCATACCGTGGCGGTTTCTTTTTGCTTACAGAAGAAGAGCAAGAGGTCGCCAATCAATCTGCCTTGAAATACCTAAACAAGTGGCTAGTCGAAAATAAACGTAAGGAAGTAACTCTGGAAGAGGCTTATTCTGGAGATCGGCAATCCGATATTTATTGATATGGCAATTAAAAGATATCACAATGTTAGCGTGCTAGATGCGTCACGGCAAAGAATAAGTGAAACATTCGATAATACAGAAAGGCAATATATAGCTTTTTCTGGCGGCAAAGATAGTAGCGTGATGTTTCACCTTGTTATGGAAGAAGCCATAAAGAGGAACAAAAAGATAGGGGTAATGTTTATTGACCTTGAGGCTCAATACTCTGAAACAATAGCTCACGCTAAAGAAATGTTCCAGATGTATAGAGATAACATTGACCCGCATTGGATATGCGTTCCAATGCTTTTAAGAAATGCAGTAACAAACTATGAGCCAAGATGGAAGGCTTGGGATGAAGAAAAGAAAGATATTTGGGTAAGAGAAAAACCACTATTTGCAAAAGGAATAAAAGACTATCCGTTTGGAATGGACGGAATGGAGTTTGAGGAGTTTATTGTTCTATTTGGCGAATGGTATGGACAAGGCAAGAAAACAGCGGGGTTTATTGGAATTAGGGCACAAGAAAGCCTTCACAGATATTGTGCTATTGCCACTTGGGAAAAGAAAGACCTTATGCTTGGCGGTCGCAGATGGACAACAAAGATAGTCGATAATGTATATAATGTTTATCCAATATACGATTGGCTAACTGAAGATATATGGAGATTCCACTCGAAATATAAAGACAAGCCACACAATAGAATATACGACAAAATGCATATGGCCGGGGTGAAGATTAGTCAGCAAAGGTTGTGTCAACCATTTGGAGACGACCAAAGAAGAGGACTTTGGCTATACCACATTCTAGAGCCGCAAACTTGGTTTAAGCTAATAGCTAGGGTAAATGGAGCTAATTCTGGTTCTTTGTATATAGAGGAAAAGGGAAACATAAATGGATATAACAAGATAACAAAACCAGAAAAGCATACTTGGAAAAGTTTTTGCAATCTATTGCTTGCTACAATGCCGCAAAAGACAAGAGATCATTATGCGGTAAGATTTAAGAAGTTTATTTATGGATGGCATCAAAGAGGATACGCAAGAATACCAGAAGAAGCCCCACACGAATTAGAGGTTAAATGCTGGGCACCGTCTTGGAGAAGAATGTGCAGGGTTTTATTAAGAAATGATTATTGGTGCAAGGGACTTGGACAAGCACAACCCAAAAGTGAGGCTTATCAAAAATATAAAGAAATAAAGAAAAAAAGAAAAGAAGAAAAGAAAAGCAAAGAAGAGAGCCTTTTTAATGAGCAACCCTGCGTCAATTAAAAACTTCTCAAAAGTATTCTTTGAGCCAAGGGAACAACTTTCAATCCCAGAATGGGCAGAGAAAAACCTGACCCTTTCAGCTAGGGTTACGAACATACCCGGAGCGTATTCAACCAATCTAACCCCCTATGTCCGTGAGCCACTAGAGGCTTTTGGCGATGATTCGATTCGGCGAGTGGTGCTGGTATGGGGGGCACAAACAAGCAAGACCACAACGATTCTAGCTGGCCTAGCGTATCGAATAGCAGAGCGACCTTGCCCCGCATTGTGGGTTATGCCTAGCGAGCATTTGGCCAGATCATTCACAGAAACTAGGTGGCTTCCGATGATTGACGATTGCCCTGCACTAGCAAAGGAACGTCCAGAAAATACCGACAAAATAAAAATCCTAGAGCAACACTTCAAACGATGCTCGGTCTGGTGGGCTGGCACTAGCCCCTCTGCTCTTTCTAGTCGCTCGATTGCGTTGCTTTGTATGGATGAGGTAGACAAGTTCCCAGAGCAAGCAGGGGCAGGACGAGAGGCTAATCCAGTTCAACTTGCAGAGGCACGAGTCAGCACCTACCCAAATCATCTCATCATAGCGACCAGCACACCCACAACTGCCGACTCAATTATCTGGGCTGAATGGCAAAAAGGGGATATGCGTTTTTACTTTGTGCCTTGTCCTCATTGTGGATTGAAACAGAAGCTAATCTGGGGACAAGTGAAGTGGGATGAGTCAGCAAAGATTGAGGATGGGGTTTATGATTTTAAGCTGGTAAAATCCTCGACTTATTACGAGTGCGAAGGATGCAAGGGCAAGATTACAGATGGACAGAAAACCAAGATGCTTCGAGAGGGCGAGTGGAGGGCAACCAATCTAAAGGGTGAGCCAAATCGCAGAAGCTACCACCTGAACGGCCTCTATGCCCCTTGGGTTAGCTTTGGTAGCTTGGCAGTTAAGTTTCTGCAAGACAAGTATAGCGGAATCATCGGCCTACAAGACTTCGTGAACCGAGTTTTAGCCGAGCCTTGGATGGAACACGAATCAGAGAAAATGGAAATCGTTCCGGGTGCTTACAAGATGGGTGAGGTTCGTATGGGCGATAAGCTGATTATGTCTTGTGACATTCAGGAGGCTGGAGGTTTCCACGCTTGGTGTGTGGTTAGGGCTTGGGATTTAGAGGGCAAGTCTAGGTTGGTCTGGGCTGGTAGGCTGGAAACTTGGGGCGACATAAAGGCCAAGCAAGATGAATTTAATGTCGAGGATAAGTGCGTGGTAATTGATTCAGGCGATCAGACCAGATCAGTATATTTTAATTGTTGTGTGAATGGCTGGTTAGCTTTAGTCGGTTCAGATCGTTCTAGCTTCTCGGAAATTGTAAATGACACGAAGGTTCAAAGACCATATGCAAGAATCGCAAATGGCGATCCATTCAGCGGTAAAGCGATTCAAAGCAAGGTAGGATGGAAGTGGAAACTCTGCCCA